CACGAAACGAGCGTGTTAATTAGTAATTCGTTTATTGGTAGTGATCCTTATGCTGACTCTTTGTTTAAGGGTTGCAAGGGAGCTTGTAACATTTACGGTTTCGACAAGGTTAAAGGTCATACCGAAAGTTATAAGTTGATATTAAATTAAGACAAATGTAGTTCAAACACAAACCAGTTAGTATAACTAAAATAACTCAGTGAAGAATAGTTAGTCACTATGCTGAGACTATGCGTATGTCGCTTAAGAAGGTAATGCGATAGTGTTACTGTATGATGAGTCCAAGATACCGTGAGGTATGATAGGATATAAACGTAAAGGCGTTAAAGACAAGTGTAGGTACTAATAATATTGGTGATGCAAAGGTACGATTCTCTTCCGCTCTACAATAGACGAGTACGGTGTACTAGTAACGGTGATGCCTATAGTGTGGAAAGCTATAGGAGGGGAAGTAGCCGAAATCCAAAATATGAGTGTGGTCGTGAAGTTACAGAAATGTAACTATAAGAAGAGTTTGCGGTGTGAGTAGCCCAAGACTGTAATCAAGGGATGAAAAATTTTACAAAATTTTTAATTAAAATCTGAATGACTAAGGGTGAAAGTTAGTAGTAATCAATCTGCTAGGTGTTTAAGGGCGTGATGTCCTATGGTAAGAAGATATAGAACGACGGTTTTATGTCTCAGACTTATCATCATCTTGACCGAATATGTGGGCTGATATTGTTAGCAAGGCGAAGGTCTATTGTTGGTTGTATTAACTGTTTTGTGTTTGAACAACAATGATTGAAAGGATATGAAGATATGAATAAGCATGATTTTACTATGGCGGTGAAGAAAGCACTTGCTAAGAAAGAAATTAAAGTTACTAAAGATATTACAGAGGATATTTTAGACGCAGTATTTCAGACTGTATTTGATTCTGCTATGGCTGGAGAGACAGTTAATTTAACTGGTATTGGTAAGATTATTATTGAGGATAAGCCAGAGCGTGTAAGAAGAAACCCTATGACGCAAGAAAAGGTTACTGTGCCAGCTTGTAAGGGTGCTAAGTTTAGATTCTGTACTAAATTTAAAGACGAGTTAAAAAAGATTGTTTGATTTCTTTGTGTAACATAATCTTATTTTTTTTGTTACATTTTCTCCTATATATGGTGTGGGGATATTCCTCACACATTAACGCAGATTGTTGTAAAGGAAGCATATCAGACTCATTATCTGATGGTCAAGGTTCAAGTCCTTGGTCTGCTATTAGCCGTATTGTCAGTTACCGACAATAGCGATAGAAAAATAAGATGGCGCAGTAAGAAGTGTAGTATAAACCTACACTTCTTATTTTTCACGATTAAAAGGAATGAGGTGGTTAAAATAGCTACTACGATTACAAGAGGTAAGCCTAAAGAAGACCCAAAGACAACTTCTTTAAGGGCTATAAAGAAAACGAGTGACGAGATAGTTAGTCTATTTAACACACTCGAAGTCAAAGATAAATTAAAAGTATTGGAACAACTTGGCTGTGGTTCTGAATACTATACTTGTCAATGTTGTAACAAGATTAAAAAGAAGTCTGACTTCTATTTGTCTACTGAAGGTAATTGGGCTAGTGGTATTTCAAGAATATGTAAAGCCTGTGCTACTGATATAGCTTGTCCTACAGTTGATGGTGTACAACAATTGCCTAATAAGCAAACTGTTGATAACGCACTATTCCAACTTAACAAGCCATTCTTAGATTCAGTATGGGAGGCATCTATGCTTGAAGCTGCTAATCAAAATACTGGCAGAGCAAATAAGAGTAATGTATGGGCTAGTTATATTAAGAACATACAGATGACTAATTACTATAGTCTGACTTATAGAGAGTCGGATAACTATAATGGTGGTATTTATAGCTTGGCTGATATGGAAGATAATGCTCTTCCTAAAGACCAAGAGGTTATAGAACAATTTGAAAAGAATAAATCTGATACATTGAGATTGTTAGGTTATCTCCCATTCGAGAATGAGAAGTTATCAGATCAACCATTCTTGTATGCACAATTGGTTGGTTTCTTAGATTCATCCGAAGAGGGTAATGATGATATGATGAGGGTTTCGTCTATTATCAGTATCGTAAGAGGTTTCTTACAAATATCTCAGATGGATGATATGATTGCTAACTTGACTAAGGATATAGTTAATGCTGAGAAGAATATTGCAACTATTAGGTCATTACAGTCTATGAAGAAAAGTGTTACTGATGGTGTAACTGCTCTTGCTAAAGAGAGTTGTATTTCTTTGAAGAACAGTAAGAACTCTATTAAGGGTGAGAACACTTGGACTGGTAAGATTAAGAAGATTAAAGACCTTAACCTTAGAGACTATCAAGTTAATGGCTTTGATATTGCTACTTGTCGTGGTATGCAACAAGTACAAGAAATATCAGATGCTTCAATTATGAAACAGTTACAGTTAGATGAGTCCGAGTGGTCTGATATGGTTGCTGAAATGCGACAAGTTAATGGAGACCTTAGAAAAGAAAGAGATAACTATAAAGAGATAAATAGAATATTGCTTCAAGAAAATTTGGATTTAAAAGATTATCTTGAAGAGAATAATATTAATACTGATATAGAATACAAGGATTTGAAAGAATTGTATTCAGTCTTCGCTATGCACGAAGATGAGGAAGTAGGTGACGAAGATGAGTCTACTGATTCCTAATGATATGGGGTTGCCATATGATAAAGACTTTTATCAAGACTATGGCATCTTCGTTAAGCCAATAGACTACCCTATGTCTAGTAATAAACTAGATGCTTTGATAGCTATTGCAAAAATGCAAAAGTATTTCCAGTGTAACCCAGTTAGATGGATTGATTTAATGTATAACATTGAGTTGTTAGATGCACAAGCTCTTGTAATAGAGCGTAGCTGGTTCGTACCGAATGTGTTGGTTTTAGCCAGCAGAGGTTAATAGAGGCTTCGCTATACAGTAATGTATAGGCAATAAGAGGGTAAAATCGGTAAACGCTAAGTATATTTATATGCCAATACCGAGGTAACTAATTAGATTGCGAAAGGCTAATTAGCACCGTAACGCATAGAGATTGAATAAATATAATATCTCCAAGAGTGTCCTCTACCCTTTTTAAGAAGGGTAAAGATATATGCTAGACTGAGCTAGAAATGACTAGCTGATGAAAATGAGGGAAACCTCCAGAGTTTAAGATAAAAAGCTTGAAGATAATAACGCACGTTTGGAAAGAGTACGGTTATTGATTTGGAACTTATGGCTAAAGATAGTTTGTTTTGTAACTATTGGTCATATATTGCAAGTGGTACTGGCTCACAGGCTGAGCAGACATTTGGTGTATTAGAGAAACTAGCTAATGATAATATTGATACATTTAGCGGTTCAACTGGAAAGATATTTAAAGACGAGATTGTTATTAATAATGCGAGTGGGGATGGCTTTAGTCATAACCCTAATGGTTTTAACTTCAAGACATATAACGGAAGTTCTACGACCACATTAAATAGTAATATCGACTCTCGTAGAGGTGACATATTTCACATTTTTCTCACATAACCACGGTATGCCTCGCTGATTAGAAATAATCAGTTAATCGAAAGATTCAAATGCGGAAGAAATCTGGAAAGCTGAAATGCTAATCAGAGTGGAAGGCTATAAGTAACATTATAGTCACACGCAGAGCATAGTAGATGAAACTGTTATACAGAATATAATTCTACCAAGAGTCCGCATCTCTAAACGAGTAATGTCGTAGATGAAAAGATATGCCGAACTTATGGGAAAGATAACCATAAGAGCTAAAAGATAAAAAGCTTTTAGGATAACAAATTGTTACGTGGTTCTGTAATTTTTGATGAGTGCGGATTCCTCAGCGAAGAAATGATTAATGTATATGGAGCTTTTGCCATTGTAAATAAATCGTTGAAAACTGGTAAAGATGCTAGTGGAAAATCTATTGATCCGATTCGTCAAAGAACATTTGCAACTGATATACCTAACCAAAAGTTTTATATATCAAGTGCAAGTTCAACTGATACTAAATTTTATAAACTATACAGAGACTTCGCAAAGAAACAGTTAATGGGAGACCCAGACTTTGTAGTTATACAAGTTGATTGTGAGGTTTGTTTTAAACCTACTATTCGAGGCGAATTAATATCTCCTCTTCTCTCTAAGACAACTGTAGATGCCGAAATGAGAACTAATCCAGAAAAAGCTCGTAGAGAGTATTATTGTCAGTTTACAACCGAGGCTGGAGCAGATGCTATTATTAGACGAGGCGTTATTACACGAAACGAAGTCACAAGAAAACCAATCTTATGTAATGAGACTGGCGACCAGAAATTTATTATCGCATATGACCCAGCTAGACAGAAAGATAACTCTGTTATACAAGTATGGGAAATATATGAGGTCAAAAATCCAGACGGTACTATTGATACAAAAGCCAGAATAGC